TGATTATTTAGCAGAAGTTGACATCGCTGCTATTTCGTATGTAGAAACAGATAATGCTGCAGGTGGAAAGACAGTTACGATCGGTGATGTAGCTCCTACACCGTAACAGCGCCTATAGGGCATTAAAATATGATCATGGTTTGAGCATTAACAATGATGGTTATGTAAGTCTTATTCCATGATCTATTATATTTGAGGTAAAAGATATGGCTTCTAATCCTTATGTAAATAAAGTGGTTTATGGAAATACTACAGTAATTGATCTTACAAGTGATACAGTTACAGCAGATAAGGTTTTAAATGGTTATACAGCACATGATGCTAGTGGTGCTTCTATTGTAGGTACAGCAGGTGCATCAGTTTCCGGTACTAACTTAATTATTCCTAGTAGCATGGGTTCAGTAAGTGGTACTAATCTTTCTTTAGTGTAGGTGGTATGTAATGAGTAAAATAGAAACAATCACAGTCAATGGTACGACTTATGATGTTGGTGGTAGTGGTGGTGCTTCTATATCACCTACACCTTCAGTTAATGTAACAGAAGCAGATGTTGTAACAGCAGTTAATGGTGCTTTACCTTCTTCAGAATATGCACCTTCGTTATTTGGTATGCGAGTATGGTCTAATACAATGTCTGTTATTGTTCCTTATAGTGGTACTATTCCAATTGGTGCAACAGGAATTGGTGAATGGCAAGATGAATTAAATAATCCTTCTGCACAAGATGAAGCAGGTTGGGGTTGGTGGTATGATGATATGTTTAAGATTCCAAACCTAGGTACATTAGATAATGTAGAAGTAAAACTTCTTTATGATCCTGCTTTATCCGGTGGTGAACCTGTAGTAGATGGTGGGTTTCAGTTAGATACAGATACAGGTTATTTATGTGTTAAGTTTGGTAAAGCAGTTAATGTAGCAACAAATAAATTGTTTGCAAAACTGATCATAACAAGAAATAACTATACATGAGGATATAAGAAATGATTATTGTTCAAGACAATGGAAAAGTAAATGTAGAGGTAGAAGAATATACAGAAACATTACTTTGGGAAAATAGTAGTCCTACAAGTCAATTTACAAGTGATTCACTTACTTTATCAGATAATATAAAGAACTATGATTATCTTAAAGTATATTGGAGATTTTCTACTACCGATAATACTACGAATTTTATTATTGTAAATGTAAATGAGTTTCTACAAACAGAAGTTATTCCAACTGACAGACCTGCTATAAGTTGTTCAACTTCAGAAACGACTTATGGTAGAATTGTTCGTTATAACTCTGATACAACAGTATATATTTCCCAATGTGCCAAATGGTGGTATAACACAACAGTAAATACTTATTGTATTCCTATAAAGGTTACAGGAATAAAGAAGGAAAGAAGGGAAGCAGGAAATAGGAAAGTAAAAACAGGATTTTTACCTTCTTTACCTTCAGATGGGTTTATAAATTGTGGTTTTGATCCTAAACATGTAATGTTTGTTGGTGCATATGGTACAAGTTATACAATGTGTTGTGTATATGATGAAAACATTTCTTCGACAAAATATAGGAGATATTATGCAAATACAAGTGCAGAGCAGAATAAAGAATATACTGTTGGAGATACTGAACATTCGGGATTTCAATCAATAGGTAATGGAACAAACGGATTTACTATTAATTATGTTTCAAGTTTCACAAATGTAAGATATATAGCAACAGATTGATCATTTTGGAGGAAACAAAATGTTACAAGAATGTCCTAAACCTATAATTGGTAGTTTTGAGATAGGTGCTAAAACATTTGCTGATATAAAGAGTATGTGTAAAACTGCTATAGAAAATGGAGAATATGATTTTTATGAATTTATCCCATATTCTAGTAGAACAAAAGATGTAACAGGTGGTTTTGCTGTAGATTCAGAAAATAGAATTGTGTATGCTTATGGAGAATTTAAATCGAATGGTAATCAAGGTGCTACTAATGATTATAGAACATTGTTAGGAACATCACCTACATTAGCAGGTACTTTTTTACCAAGACCTGCTAGTGCAAATATAACTACTTTATTAACAGATGCCGATTCAGATGATTATAAACTTTTTGGTGTTTATATATATAATTCTGTTTTGTATTTAACTATAGATTATGGTCAAACAATTACAGATAATCAGAAATTTATTGCTTATGGTTTTTGGCAATATTAAAAAAGGATGGTGTTTATGTATTTAAAAATCAATGGTTCAAATAAAAAATATCAAGCATCAGTTGTACCTTTTAAAACACAACATGGTAATCAAGGTGTAAAGATTATTGGTGATGTACCGGAAACAAATAAAGGTTTCAAACTGTATGATGATAAAGATCAAGTAATAAGTGATTATTCTTCTTTTGTGTATTTGTATAAAGAAAATGCATACACAGAAGCAGAAGAACAAATTGAAGAAGGTTCATGTTCTTTTGATCCTTTACCTTCTTATTCTTCTTATGATGATCTAAACAGAAAGATCAATAATTTGAATAATAGGGTAAAAGAGATCACACCATATAAACAAGAAAAGGTTGGTTACTATGGTGATAAAGAAAAAACCTTTTATGATGTTCCGGAAGGTAATGTTTCTGTTTTCTTTGATAATTATGATGGTAATTATTCTGTTAAGAGGTTAGAAAATGGTTTGGAAGGTTTAGTGGTTAGTTTTCCGGAATCATTAAAGAAACAAACAACTATAACAATCATGGTACAATAGGAGGAATAGGAAAATGAAATATTATGTTATGTGGATTTCTAATGGTGCTTTACAGGTAGATAAAATTCAAGAATTTGATAACATTAGTAGTGCAAAGGTTTCTTTTGCTAATAAATGGGCAATGTTAGAAAATGAACCTTCTGTTCTTACAGGTGTTGTAGTAATCCTTGATTCTAATTTTGAAGTAGTAGAAGGTTGTAGGCAGTTTATTAAGCATTCAGAACAACAGGAGGATTAAAAATGCTTATTGAAGCATTAAAGGGAATTGTAAATGTTCTAACTGATCATGAAACTGTACTTTGGGAAAATTCTGCACCTACAAGTGCTTTTTCCGCTCAAACAATTACACTTTCTGATGATATTACTAATTATGACGAATTAAAGGTTATATATAGAGCGAGTACATCAGATACAGATACAAAATATGTAAAAATATCTGTAGATAATTTTTTAAAACCAATGAGCGGATCATTTAAACAGTTTGGTTTTTATGGTGCTTATAATAATGCTTCATGGTGTAGAGTTGCTAACTATGATTCAGATACATCAATACGGTTTGGTGATGGTTGTGGTGTAAAAGGCACTAGTACAAATAATTCTACAGTTATTCCAATTAAGATCATAGGAATAAAGAAAATACCATACAATAGAACACAACTTGTTGATTTTTATTCTGCTTCTAATGATACTGTATTATGCACCCTTGGAGATGCAATTTTCACAATAGAAACAAATTCTAATGGCTATGCTAAAGTACTTTTGCCTATTGGTGAAGTAACTTTTACATCATTAGTTGCTAAAGACCCAAACAATACATTTAATTGTTATAGTAAAACAATAACAATTACAAATCAAACTACAGAAGTGTATTTAATGCCGGATGGGAAGGTATTCTATTGGTTTGGGTATCAAAATAATATTGAAGTATTATCAACTGCTAATGGTTGGAGTTCTGATGTAAGTGGATATAGTTTTAAAACACCTATATTTGAAACAAATTATATTCAAACAGATTGTGCATCAAGCAATTCATTTAGTGGTGTTGGTGTATCAACTGCTGAAAATTTGAATGGAAAATATAAATTAATAGGATGTCAAACAACAAGTTCAACTTTTGGTATTAGAGGTACTATAGCATCAACTAAAAAAGTATACGCTTCATCCGGAACAGCAATAGAATCAAAAGCAATTACTTATGTAGAATCTTCTTCTATAATACAAGGTAATTATGCTTATGTAACAGGTCAAAATGGTAGAAATGGTAAGGTATATGCTCTTTGGGTTGAATAAAAATTAAAAACAGGAAAATGAAAAATGAAAAAATATACAATGAGGGTAAATCCGCATTTTGATAATTTTATTTTTGATTGGAATTATAAGATTTATTTGTTAATAGGTTCTTATGGTTCAAGTAAATCACATTCAATTGTACAAAAATTGATTATTAAGTGTTATGAAGAAAGAAGAAAAGTATGTGTATTTAGACAGGTAGCAGATACACATAGAGAATCTACTTTTGATTTGATCAAAGAAGTTCTTGATAATATGGGTTTACTTGCAGAAGAAAGGCAAAGAAAAGATAAAACTAAAGTATGTTGGAAGAAATCACCACTTGAATTTATTTTTCCTAATGGTTCAAGGATCATTTTTAAGGGTATGGATTCAACAGAAAAGATTAAATCATTAAATGGTGTTTCTATTGTATGGATTGAAGAATGTAGTGAAATATCAGAAGATTCTTTTAATGAAATAATGGGTAGAATTAGGACACCAAACCAATCAATACATTTTATTCTTTCCTGTAATCCAATAGGTAAATTCAATTGGGTGTATCAAAGATTCTTCAGCAGAACAAATGAAGATGGTTCTGTAGATACAATACTAAAGGATGAAGTGTTTTACAAAAGAAGGATATTGGTTAAGAATGGTGTTTACTATCATCATTCAACATGTGATGATAATGAATGGTTACCTAGATCATATATCCAAACATTAGATGATTATAAGAAGTATGATAGACCTTTATGGTTTGTTGCTAGGTTAGGCAGGTTTGGTACTACAGGTTTAAGAGTATTGCCTAATTTTGAAGTAATGGATTCTGCTTTAGTAAATCAAGCATGTGTTTCTATTCCGGATAAATGGCATAGAATAGGCATGGATTTTGGTTTTGAAACTTCTTTTAATGCTGTAATAAAAATGGCTATTGATGATGAACATAAATGGTTATATATTTACAAGGAATACTATAAAAACAAAATGACAGATGATAAAACTGCTGTTGATCTTGTTAATTGGGATTCCGGTATTAAACAGAAGAAAATAAAAGCAGATTGTGCAGAGCCTAAAGCAATACAATATTACAGACAACAAGGATTTAATATGGTTGCTTGTAAAAAGAAAGCAGATAGAAAAACTGAAGGTTCAAGAATAGCAAATACAAGAAAAATGAAAAGATTTAAAAGAATTATATGTAGTTCTGATTGTATCAATACTATTAGAGAATGTCAAAACTTAACATATAAGAAAAAAGCAGATGGCACAATTGATTATTCACATTTTGATATTGATCCACATACTTTTTCTGCTATGTGGTATGGTTTAGATGATTATATTGTTTCAGATGCAAAAGAAAGAAAGAATAATTCAATAAGAGGTAGAAAATAGTGTATTTGGGTTTTGATCAGATTGAAGAAGATTTAAGAGATACAAACAAAGAAAGAAATTTAAAATCAACTGATCCTGTATTTTGTAATAAATTCAAAAATGAATGGGATGAAATAACAAAAAAGCTAAGGGAAAGTTGTAAGAAAAGTGAAAATAAAACAAATGAAAATGAAAGAAAAGTAATGAGGTATTCTGCTAATGGAATCGAATTCAGATGATATCATAAGAGAAAAAATAAATATACTTGATAATTTGCTATTTGCACAAAAACAACAGTTAGATGACGAATACAACATTGGAATTTATAATGGCTTAGTATTAGCAAAAAGTGTTTTGACAGGCAAAGAACCAATATTTTATGAAGATGAAAACAGATTTGAAGAAAGAGAGGGAGTAGAAAATGGCTAAGAATTTTGAAAACTTTATTTTAGGAAGTGCAAAGGTACCTGATTGGTTTAACAGAGCAGCAAATGAAGGAAAGGTAAGACAGATCTTTGATGAAGATGGTGTTTTAGTTGAAACTCAAATTTCTTCTGGTACAAAGATTTACATTGCTCATGAAGGTGATACAATTATCAATACTAATTATGGTTTAGTTGTACTGAATCAACAGGATGCAAAGAAGTTTGGAGTGCAGAAAAAAGATGAAAAACCTGAAGTTAAAGTTGAAAAATCTGAAAGACCTTTTGCAAAGAAGAAAACAGAAGAAAAGAAGACAGACGACTAAAGAATATAGCAAAAGATGGTTAAACATTTGGCAGTACTTTGTAATGTTTTGGTGTTCGATCTTTTTTATTGCTGATATTTATTTCAATCAAGCTGAACATTGTGTTGAACTTTGTGTTTGTTTAGTTACTTCTATTTGTGCTTCTTTTGTTGTATATCTTCCAAAAGCATATTTTGGAAAAAGGAACGAAGAAGAAAACAAATTGATTGAAAAATATGCATGTCTTGAAAATGATGAGGGTGAAGAATGTACTGGTGGGAGTGGTTAATGTTTATAGTTGGAGGAATCTTAACTATAACAATGATGATATTATTATATGCATGTGTAAAAAAAGACATGAAAATTTCAAAAGAGTGGAATGAGATATTTAAGGAGGGAAATAGGGATGATTGATTGGTTAATGCAGAATTGGTACTACATTGTATTCTTTGTTTTAGTTATTTTGATTTGTGTTTATGGATGCATGACAGGAAAAGTAAAAGAATGGCTTAAATGGGCTGTTACAGAAGCTGAAGCTTACTTAGGATCCGGAACAGGTCAATTAAAATTAAGACAAGTGTATGATTGGTTCATTGATCAGTTTCCTGTGTTCAGTAGGATCCTTCCATTCTTTATTTTCAGTAAGATGGTCGATACAGCACTTGAATGGATGAGAGAACAACTTGAAAAGAATTTAAGTATTAGAGCATTCATTGAAGATAATGTAAATGAAAAAGAGGAAAACAAATAATGAGTATTATCATAGGATCAGCAAGACATGATGAAGCTGGTAAATATACAAATGGGTATAAAGGTGATCAACTTCAAAATAATGTACCTGATGTTTCAGGAGAAGTAAGCTTTCAAAATTTTTATATTCATAAAAAAGGTTGGTACATTTTAAGACCAAAAAGTGAAGACATTGCAAAAAGAATTGCTTCAAAGATGAAAGCTGCTTGTAATAATAGAAATATTGGTTATTCACAAACAGATAGGTTAGGAGTTACAAAAACAGGAATTGATACAAATGTACCTACAAATTGTGATTGTTCTTCATTAGTAAGACAATGTATAAAAGAAGCATCAGGTATTGATCCTGGAAATTTTACAACAATGAATGAAGCAACAATACTTGAAAAAAGCGGTTTGTTTTGTACTAGGGTTGGTTATACATCAGGAGCAAATTTATATGAAGGTGATGTATTAGTTACAAAAACAAAAGGACATACAATTATTGTTGTAGAAGGAAATAAAAGAAGTGAAAATAATGTGAAGTATTATCCAAAGCCAGAACACATTTATCAAAGTATTGTAGATGCTTTAAAAAGTGTAGGTGAAAGAGATACTACTTTTAATCATAGAAAAGCAATTGCAAAAGCAAATGGAATAACAAATTATGAAGGTTCAGTAATTCAAAATAGAAAAATGTTAGAGTTATTAAATAGTGGGAAATTGGTTAAACCATGAGGTGTAAGAAATGAATGAAACTGCAGTAATGGAAAGTCAAGAAGATAAAGCTTTATCAGTTGTAACTTCATATAATAATGTTCCTTATTTTATCATTGCAGATGATCTTCAAGAATTAGGACAGCAAGATTATGTAGATGAAGTTGCTGAGATCAATAATTATTATGCTGCATATGAAGATGGAATGGAATTCAATACTGAAGGTACAAATGGTGAATATGTTCCTTCTAAAATTAGATTTAAGAAGGCAGCTTCTATTTTAAATAAAGAAGCAAGATTCTTATTTTCTAATCCTCCTACATTCAATGTTAATATTGATGATATGGATGGAGATGTAGCTGATGATAATACAATTCTTCAAGAGTATCTTGATAATGTACTTGAAAAGAATAACTTTAAGGGACAAATTATTAAAGCAGTCAAGGATTGTTTTATTGGTAAGAGATGTGCAATTGTTTTGAATTTTAATAGTGATAAACAAGAAGTATCACTTATGTTTTTAAATTCTCTTGAATTCATTTATAAAACAGCATCTGACAATCCGACTAGACTTGAAAAGTTTATTTGTTTTCATAATACAACGTCGACTACTGATAAAGCAAAACAAGTTTGGTTCAAAAAGACATATTCTTTGGTTGATGAAGTAGTATATGTAGATGAGCATTATTATGATGGCTTAGGAAATATCTTAGTAGATTATCCATCAATTGATAATATGAAAACTGAATTGACAGAAATTCCTGCAGCAGTTATTCTTAATGATGGTTTGATTGGAGATACAAAAGGTAGATCTGAATTAACAAATCTTCTTGATGCAGAAGGTGTTTATTCCAAACTTGCAAATGAAGATATTGATATTGAAAGGAAAGGAATGAATCCTGTAGCTTATACAGTTGATGCATCTCAAAATAGTACTAAGAATCTTTCTAGATCTCCTGGTTCTTATTGGGATTTACAAACTGATTATGATCAAGCTTCAGATAGTCCTCATCAAGCAAAAGCAGGTTTGTTAGAACCTTCAATGAATCATAGTGGAGCATTAAAGACTACATTAGATAGACTTGAAAATGAAATGTATTCACAAGTAGATGTACCAAATGTTAATAGTGAAAAGCTGATGGGTGTAATTACTTCTGGTAAAACAATTTCAGCTTTGTATTGGGGTTTAGTTGTAAGATGTGATGAAAAGATGCTTACATGGTCACCTGCTTTAACATTTATTGCAAAGATGATTATTGAAGGTGGAAAGATCTATACTGATTGTATTGAAAAATACACAGATGAAGATTTGCCTGATATTGAGTATGAAATTTTAGTTGAAAATAATTATCCACTTCCTGAAGATGTAGCAGAAGAGAAATCGATGGATATTTCAGAAGTAGATAATAAATTGATGTCAAGGAAAGCTTATATTAAGAAATGGAGAAACTTATCTGATAAACAAGCAGAAGAAGAAATTCTTCAGATCAAAGCAGAGCAAGATTTACTTGATGATGGATATGTTCCTTATGATAATAGAGGCAATAAAGAGGAGGATGATAGTATACCTTCAGAAGACACCCAGAGGCCCATAGAGGAACAGAATGATAACCAATTAGATAATAATAATATTGATGGTGAAGATCAAGGAGAGGGCAAATAAGGGCTTAACAAATGGCTAGGGAATTTGCTATAGCGGAAGGAAAAAGAGTTGAGATTACAAATGAGCAAGTAAAACAAATTAGAGATATGTATAAAGATATTTCTAATGAGTATAAAAGTAGAATAAAACTTTTATCGACAAGAACAAATATTTCTTCTCAGATGAGATCTCAATATTTAAAAGATTTTACAAAATCACTTGAAAAAGATATTCAATATCTAAATAGCAAGGTTGAAAGTACAATAACTACAAATATATTGAGAGTTTCCAAAGCAGTTGTAGATGACAATCTTAAAATGTGTAAAGAAATGGGCTTTGGTGGAATAATGACTCAACAATTTTATGTTCCAAATGATGTTGTTGCAAGGGTAATATCTGGTAAATTATATGAAGGAAAGTGGACTTTAAGTAAAGCTATTTGGTCAGATAATCAAAAGAAGATAAGTGATATAAATTCTGTTGTAGCAAAAGGAATAGCTGAAAATAAAAGTACTTATGAAATAGCAAAAGATCTTGAAAGATATGTAAATCCTAGAGTAAGAAAAGATTGGAATTGGTCAAAGGTTTATCCTGGAACAAATAAAAAAATTGATTATAATGCTCAAAGACTTGCAAGAACTATGGTTTCACATGCTTATCAAGAATCATTTGTAGAAAGCACAAAAGACAATCCGTTTATTGAAGCTTATATGTGGGTAGCTTCTGGTGGAGATAGAATGTGTCCATTATGTGAAGAACGTGATGGTGAAATATTTTCTAAAGAAGATCTTCCTATGGACCATCCCAATGGAATGTGTACTTTTGAAGTAGTAATTGACAAATCCTATGAAGAAATAGGAAGAGAATTAGCAGATTGGGTAAATGGTGAAGGTGATCCAGAATTAAATGCTAAATTGGACGATTTTGCTGAAGAACTAGGTTATAATGTAAAATCTATGACAGCTTATACTGAACCTGTTCAAAAAGCAGAAGAAAATGTTTACAATGAAGCAGAAAAGGTATATAATGAAAATGAAATACCAAGAGAACAAGATGTAGAGTTTATTGGTGATTTGAATGCTAATACAACTGAATTGTTGAAAGATAGATCATATAGTTTAAATGAAGGTGTTGATATGTTAGCAGCAAAGACTCATATGTCACCTGAAGAAATAAGAAGTATTCTTACAGAAGGAACTCAAAGACTATATGATAATAATGGTGTAGCAATAAGAGCTGATTATGATAATCTTGAATCTATTTTGAATGGAGGATTTAAGAATCAGTTCCAAACAGGTACATCAAATGCAGCTTTATCTTTTGATACAAGAAAAACGACTGAAGAAAAAGTATTCAATTTAAGATATTCTGTTGATAATAATAATTTGCGACCAGTATATGGATCATTGTTACCAAATACATTTGTAGATCCAAGAAATAAAGAATATGTATTGAATGGTGATTCTCAAATGTATGGTGATACTATTTTCTATTTGAAAAAAGATTCAATTATGAACAATGCAACATTAACATTAGGAGATAGTGTAAATGAAAGAGGATTAGTAAAAGGAACTCCATTGAATGACATAAATGTTCAAACAGTTGGTCTTCAACCTGCTTCTATGGATTTAAGGTTTGGCGGACTGGATGCAATGAAAAATGGCAGTTCTAATCTTGGTGAAGTATTTGAGACAGGTTCATATGTTGAAGTTCAAATATTTGGTGAACAATCAAAACAAGCAGATTGTATAGAAAAGATTGTATTCATAGATAGAGAACCAGAAAGTTATGTAAAAGAATTACTAAATGAAAGAAACATTCCTTGGGAAACTTTGGATAGAGTATAAGAGGGATAAAAATGGAAAATCTAAAATTTAAAATGACAAATGAAACAAAAGTAATAGCAAGAAGAGGGAAAGATAGTTTTTTAATTTCTAATTCAAATATTGGAAATAATGGAAAATACAATCCTGCTGCTTTAGGTTTGGTTTATGATCAAAGACAAAATAGAATTTTAGGTGAAGATAGATTAGATGTAATTTGTGGAAGAGGTTATTGGGAAGTATGTGATAATGATAAACAAATTATTGAAAAAATTAAAAAAATGTTGTGAAACCTATTTACTTTTGCAGAAAAATGGTGTATAATTAAATTATCAAAACAAACAAAAACCTAGGAGGCAAAGAAAATGAAAGAATTATATCTTATTGAAGTATCTAACAGAGATTCAGGTGAAGTATACGAAATAAAATGTTATTGGCAATACGGAAGAATTTCAAAATATTGCAACAAGATGTTTAGAAAGTATGGAGAAAGAGTTTATTGCAAAGTCTTTAAAGGGTCAGATTTAGAAAGACCAATTGAAGAATGGGGTGCATAAACTCAATAAAATAGCTAAAGGTTAGCAAGTCATTTGGATAAAATCCAGGTGGCTTGTTTTCTTTTTATAAATAATAAAAACCTAGAATGGAAATGGACCAAACATTTTAAATTGGAGGAAAAGATGAAAAACAAAAATCTTAAAGAGTTGTTGAACTATGATCTTCAGTTATTTGCCGATGAAGGATCCAGTGAAGGTAATAGTGGGAGTGATCAAGGTTCTAATGACGGAAATGCAGACCCTGATGCTAAAGATGAACAGGGAGAAAAGACTTTTACACAATCGGAAGTTTCCGGTATGATGGCAAAAGAAAAGAATGAGGGTAGGAGATCAGTTCTTAAGTCTTTAGGATTTAAGTCTGAGGAAGAAGCAAAAGATGCTATTAAGAAGTACAATGAGTATCTTGAATCGCAAAAGTCAGAAAATGAAAAGCAGCAGGAAGCACTTAATAAAGCAAATGGTGAAAAAGATGATGCTTTGAAACGTGCTCAAATTGCTGAAAACAAGGTTGCTTGTTACAACGCTGGTATTAATGCTGATTTTTTAGATGATGTACTTGCTATTGCTTCTACTAAAGTGACTGATGATAAAGATCTTGAAACTGTTCTTAAAGAAATGAAGGAAGATAAAAAGTACGAAAGTTTTTTCGGAAAAGAAAATTCTTCTCATGGAACAGGTTCTAATGCTGGTCATAGTGGAAATGGTAATGAAGGAAAAGATTCCGATTATGCAAAGAAATTAGCTGAAAGGTTTAAACCTGCAGCAAATCAAAAAAGTTCATTTTTCAATGATTAAACTATGAGAGGAGTATTAAGACATGTTAAACAATCCTAGTATTAAAACTGTTGAAGGTACAACTAGGAAAACGATCCTGGTTGATGAACTCAACAGCACAGCTTTTTCTTGCAAGGTTGCAAATACCGGTGTTGATGCTGATGATGATGGGAAGAAGATCGTTAAAGCAGGTACGCCGATTTATGGTTCTCTTGAAGCTAGAGAAAATCCGTACGTTGTAGCAGGTGGTTCTATTGACCCGGTTGCAAATGCAAGTGTTACAGGCACAGGCATTACGGCGGCGGAAGTTACAGCGGCAACATTCAGTACAGAAGTTTCTGGTGAAAGCGGAACTTATGAATTTGTATATGATGCTGATGCTCAGTCTGGCACGCCTGATCCTTCCTGGAAGTTAAATGGTAGCAAAGTTGACATTGCTGATTATGGCATTGAAGTTACAGGTAGTGCGGCTGATGGTGATAAGATCTCTGTTGTATTTACTGCAGGTGGAACTGTTGATGCAACTGGTATTCTGCTTCATGATGTTGATGTAACTGGTGGAACTCAGAATGCACAGGTTGTTGTATTTGGTTTCATTGATCTTACTAAACTTGACGAGGATGTCCAGGCACTTATCACTGCTGATGTTAAGAGTGCTCTGAAGATGATTCAGTTTGTAAAATAATGAGGGAGGATAAATAGAAATGGCTAAAAGTATTTTTGATTTAGTTACAGCCGAGCAGATTGTATCTTATTGGAATACGATTAAGGCTGATCAATCTGGTTACATGGGAGATGAATTATTCCCGGCACAGAAAAAGCTTGGTTTGGAACTGAAATGGATTCATGGTGCAAAAGGTCTTCCGGTTGTTTTAAAACCGTCTGCATATGATGCAGTAGCAATGAAGAGAGATCGTATTGGCTTTAAGCAGACAATTGCTCAGATGCCGTTCTTCAAAGAATCTATGATGATCGATGAAGAACTTAGACAACAGCTCAATATGGTTCTTGAAAATGGTAGTGCAGCTTATATTGATACTATCATGAATAAGATCTTTGATGATGAAACACAATTGCTTGCAGGTGCAAGAGCACAAAGAGAAAGAATTCGTATGTCTCTTCTGTTTACTGGTGCAGTTTCTATTTCTGCTAATGGTCAGGACTATGATTATGATTATGGTTTTGATGCTTCTCAGCAGAAGACTTCTGACTGGACTGATCCGGATGCTGATATCATCGGTGATCTTCGCAAGTGGCAGAAACAGATTCGCCAGACAACTGGTCAGAATCCGACTCGTATGATCATCAATAGTAAGACGGAAGGTTACTTCCTGAAGAATAAAGATCTTAAGAATGCTATTTGGGGCAATGATGCAGCAGCTCCTATTCTTGAGACGAATGTTCGTCAGTACATTAATACTGCTCTTGGTATTACTTATGCAGTTAATGATGGAATGTATGTTGATGAAGCAGGTGCTCAGAAACAGTTTGTACCTGATGATGCAGTTGCTCTTATTCCGAAAGGAAAACTTGGTAACTCTTACTTTGGTACGACTCCTGAGGAATCTGATCTTATGGCTGGTTCCGCAGCAAATGTTGCAATTACTGATACAGGTGTTGCAGTTACAACTTCTAAGAAGATCGATCCGGTTAATGTTGATACGAAGGTATCTATGATCTTCCTTCCTTCATTCGAGATGATCGAGAGTGTTATCGTAGCAGATGTTTCTGGTAGCTAATAAGAGGTAAATAAATGGCATTTGTTGAAATTAGTAGAGGCAAAGAAAAAAGAGTAGTTTCGATGTCTTCTTATAAAAACTTTTTCAAAAGTGCAGGTTGGAAGTTAGCGGGTGAGATTCCCGCTACTTCTCAATCTATTGAAAAGGTTGAAAAGAAAAAAGAAACAAAGAAAGAAGAAAAGGTTGAAGAACCTGTAAAAGATGAATGGGATGAAGTGCTTAGTGATGAGGAAGTAGAAGACGATGACGAAGCAGAAAAGCCCATTTCTGAGATGACCAAGAAAGAAATGCAGGAATATGCAGAAAAGAAAGGCATTTCTTTAGCAGGTTTATCAACAGCTTCTCAATATAGACAAGCAATTCAGAACTACATGAAAGAGGTGTAACAATGGGTGCAGTTGATGAATTAAAGATCATTCTAAGAGAAAAGGATTGTCCTTTTTTTGATGATGAAGAATTAGAATATTATTTACAAAAAAATGACAATGATCTTGATGCAACTGCTTATCATTGTTTGATTATCAAATCAGAAAATACTACTTTGAATATTAGTGGTATGACAACTGCAGACACATCTTTGTATTTCAGAAGGCTTGCAGCAAAGTATAGAAAAAATAATTCTGGAATTCTTCCGGGTGGCTGATATGATACAGTCTAAGTTTTTAAGAAACAAAATAGATCGTCAAATAAAGTACAATGGTTCTTTATATACTTTTATTCGTTATAATGTTGATGAATATGGACAACAAACGGATGAAGTAGCTGCTAAATTTATTTTTGATGGATTGTTTCATGAGACAGTTAGTCATGTT